AAGATGTATTTTCAATGCGGCCTGGTGAAGCACTTATCTTACAAAATTTTGAACCTGATATTAAAGGTGGCTATAGACGAGTAGGTGGTACAGCTTTATTTAATACTAATGTAGTACCTCAAGGTTCTAGTAATAGTAGTTTAACTGTAGATTGTTCTATAATATTTAATGGACAAGTTATAGCTGCAAGAGGTGGTGATATACATAGAGGTACAACTTCAGGAAGTTTTACAAGTTTAACAACTGGATTAGGTACAGCAACTAGAGCATATGATTTTGAAAAATTTAATTTTAATGGTACTGATAAATTAATTATAGCTACTGGTCATTCTCCTGCACAAATAATTAATTCTAGTTTTGCAGTAGATGTAGTAAATGCAACAGGTGGTGGTACAGCTCCAAGTAATCCTAAATTTGTAAAAGCATTTCAAAACCATATGTTTTATGCAGGTGCAACTAATTCCCAAGAAGTTATATTTAGTGTGCCATTTGAAGAAGATAATTTTACATCAGCTAGTGGAGCAGGATCATTTAAAGTTGACTCTGCAGTTGTTGGATTAAAAGTATTTAGAAATGAATTAATTGTATTTTGTGAAGATAGAATATATAAATTAACAGGTACAACATCAAGTAATTTTGCAGTGCAAGAAGTTACTAGAAATATTGGATGTAGAGATGGTGGTAGTATTCAAGAGATTGGTGGTGATGTTATATTTTTAGCACCAGATGGTTTAAGAACTATTGCAGGTACAGCTAGAATTGGTGACGTTGAATTAGGTTCTATCTCTAGACAAATACAATCTAGAATTGATGATATAGGATTAAATAGAATATCATCTTTAGTTATTAGAGATAAATCACAATATAGATTATTTTATCCTACAACTCTTGGAGCACAAGGTTCATCTAAAGGGATTATAGGAGTATTAAAAAATAATCCTAATACAGGAAGTATTGGTTTTGAATATTCTGATATGGTAGGTATTAAACCTTCATGTACAGATTCAAATTTTATTAGTGGAGTTGAAACACAAGTATTTGGTGGATTTGATGGTTTTATTTATAAAATGGAAACTGGTAATACATTTGCCGAAGGAACTTCTAATAATACAATACTAGCAGTATATAGATCACCAGATATGGTAATGGGAGATCCTGGTGTAAGAAAATATATGCAAAGAGTTAATTTAAATTATGAAGGTGAAGGTACAGCAGTAACAGCAGATTTAGCAGTTAGATATGACTATGATGATCAAAATACACCCCAACCAGATAAAATATCAATATCATCAGGTGGAGGTGCAGCAGTTTATGGTGTTGCCCAATACAATAATGCAACATATAATGCATCAGGTATACCTTTAATTAGACAATCAGTAGAAGGATCTGGATTTGCAGTTGCATTAAAAATAGATGATCAAAGTAGTTCAGATGCTTTTTCAATAAAAGGATTTCAACTAGAATTTACCCCAGGAGGAAGAAGATAATGGCAGGTTATGCGTCAAGACAATCAACATATACATCAGGTGATACTATCACGGCAGCTCATTCTAATGATGAGTTTAACCAAGTATTAGCTGCATTTCATGCAACAACAGGTCACTCACATGATGGCACAGCGGGAGAAGGTGGTCCCGTTAGTGTACTTAGAGATGAAGACTCATTAAATAAAATATTAGTTGATACAACAAATAATCATTTAGAATTTTATGTAGAGGTATCATCTGCAGCAGTTGAACAAATTAAAATTCAAGATGGTGCTATAGTTCCTGTAACAGATAATGATATAGACTTAGGTACATCTAGTTTAGAATTTAAAGATGCATTCTTTGATGGTACAGTTACAACTGATGCTGCTAGTATTGCAAGTTTAGCTTTAGCATCTGGTGCTACAGTTACAGCTATTAATGATGAAGATGATATGTCATCTAATAGTGCAACTGCATTAGCTACACAACAATCTATTAAAGCATATGTTGATTCTCAAGTAACTGCACAAGATTTAGATTTAACATCAGACAGTGGCACAATTGCAATTGATTTAGATAGTGAAACTTTAACAATTCAAGGTACTTCTAATGAAATTGAAACAAGTGCAACTGGTAATGCTTTAACAATAGGTTTACCTAATAATGTTACTATTGGTAATAATTTAACAGTAACTGGAGATCTTACAGTATCTGGTGATGATATTACTATGGCTACTAATACATCTGGTAATTTATTAATTGCAGATGGTACAAATTTTAACTCAGTAGCAGTAGGTTCATTATCAGAGATATCAACAGTTGCTAATGATGATGTATTTTTAGCAGTAGATACTTCAGGTGGTGGACTTAAAAAAATTTCAAGATCAACAGTTGTATCAGGACTTGCTACATCAAGTGCAATATCAAATGTAGTAGAAGATACTACACCACAGTTAGGTGGTAATCTTGACATGAATGGTCAAGATATTGTAACCACATCAAATGCTAATATAGAATTAGCTCCTAATGGTACAGGAACAGTTGTAATTAAAGGTAACACTAATCAAGGTGCTTTAGTTTTAAATTGTGAAAGTAATTCACATGGTCAAAAAATACAACCACAACCACATTCAGTTGGTAGTAGTGCTGTTCATACTTTACCTGATCTTACAGGAGATTTAATAGCTGGTAAATTTGGTGGAACTAATTTTTCTAGATCATTTTTAATTGGACATGCAACGACAGGAACTTTAAGTTCTGCTGAAGATAATCTTGGTATTGGTGATGCTGCTTTAAATTCTGTTACATCAGGAGATCAAAATATCTGTTTAGGTAGTAATGCTGGGACAGCAATAACAACTGCATCAGCAAATGTATATATTGGTAGAAATTCTGGTTCAGGTAATGCAACAGGAAGTAGTAACTTTGGATTAGGTGTAGATTGTTTAGAAGATGGTTCTTTTACAGGTTCAAGTAATGTTGCTATAGGTAGATCAGCTGGTGCACAAGTAGAGTCAGGTAATTTTAATATAGTAATTGGTCAATCTGCTGGTGATAATATTACTACAGGACATGGTAATCTAATAATAGGTGCTAATGTTGATGCAGATAGTGCAACAGATTCAAGACAATTAAAAATTGCTGGTCACGATGGTTCAACAACTACTACTTGGATTTCAGGTAATAGCGATGGTGACCTTACTTTTGCACATGATGTCATACTAGCAAACGATTCTTTTATACAATTTGGTGATGCAGGAGAAACTATAGCTGGTGATGGTACAGATTTAACAATTACAACTTCTAATGATATTACTGTAGATGCAGCTAATGATATTACATTAGATGCAGGTGGCGGAGATGTATTCTTAAAAGATGATGGTACACAATTTTTAAGAATGGCAAGAGATGGTAATTTTGATGTTAATTTTATTTGTAATCAAGATAAAGCATTTGAATTTAATGGAAATGATGGTGGTGCTGGTACTATTACAGGTTTAAAAATTGATATAGCTGCAGCTGGTGAAGCTACTTTTAATGCAGGTATAGTTATTGCAGATGCTGGTAATATAGGTTCTGCATCTGATAAAGATGCAATGGCTATTGCTTCAAATGGTGTAGTAACATTTAGTCAAACACCAGTAAATAGTGCTGGTGCAGCATTTGTAACAGATGACCCTACAGCTTTAGCAATTGCTCTTGGATAATAATCATTGACTTTTTAAAATACAACGATATAATATAATAATAAATAGGAGATAATAAATGGCAAATACTTTTAAGGTAGTAACCTTTGCAGCAGAGCCAGCTTCGGCTGGAACGCCATACAAAATGTACACTTGTGCTTCAAGTACAACTACTGTTGTTCTTGGACTTATCCTTACTAATATTCATACATCAGCAGTTACTGTTGAAGTAGAATTAGTTAGTGATACAGCAAATAGAGGCGGTGCAAATAATGTTGCAAATGGTACATCATTTTTAGTAAAAGATGTAAGCATCCCCGCAGGTTCGAGTTTAGAACTCTTATCGGGGGGTAAGGTAGTTTTAGAAACAACAGATGAAATCAAAATAGATTGCTCTGTAGCTGATAAAGTTTCTGGTACACTGTCTATAATGGAGATAACGTAAGATGGGTTACATAGGTAAAGAACCTGCTTCAGTAGCATTAACTGCATCAGATATAGCAGATGATTTAATTACATCAGCTAAATTAAATTACAGTGAATCTACATTAACAGATGGTTCAACTGTAAACTGGGATGCATCTACACAAGACGTATGTAAATTAACACTAGGTGGTAATAGAACAATGGCTGCTCCTACCAATAATACTACTGGTCAATTTATATCTATACTTGTGATACAAGATGGAACAGGATCAAGAACTTTAACATGGAACGCTGTATTTGAATTTGCCGCAGATACTGCACCAACATTAACAACAACAGCTAATAAAGGAGATGTTTTTGTTTTCAGATACAATGGATCTAAGTGGTTAGAAGTTGGAAGAAATCAAAATTTAACATTATCATAATATGTACGCATTAGTAGTAAATAATTCAGTAACTAAAGTTTTTCCTGGCCCAACAGGATTTGAACATAATGGAAATCAATACGCATCAGATATATTTTATAAATGGTCTAAAGCAGAAAAAGAAGCTATAGGTCTTTATGAAGTTACAACAGATAGCACTAATTATAAAAATAAAGAATGGTATAATAATACTAATGAATCTTTTATATTTGGAAGTGGTAAAGTAACTAGATCTTGGGGTACAGCCACAGCTAAAGCACATGCAGATACTCTATGGACATCTAAAGATAAAACAGATGGTAACATACCAGAAGGTGAAGATGTAGGTGATGTTGCAGTTGAAGGATTAAAAACAAAATTAATTAGAACAATTAAACAACAAGCTGCAGGAGAACTACAAAAAACAGATTGGTATGTGATAAGGAAAGCAGATGCTGAAACAGCCATACCATCGGCCATAGCGACCCATAGAGCAGCAGTGAGAACTAAATGTGCAGAGATGGAGACAGCTATTACAAATGCTAGTGATACACCAGCTTTAGAGACTTTATATACTTATACAAAACAAGAGGATGGTTCAGTTACAAGACCATTAGGTGAGTTGCCAATATTGGAGTCGTAATGCCAATCAATAGTTTTCTTTATCCAGGAGCTAAAGTTACAACAGGTTATGATGTAGATAACTCATTAAGATTTGACGATGGAAGTTCAGATTATCTAAATAAAACTTTTAGCGCTCAAAATAGAAGAACTTGGACTTATTCGGTTTGG